GTTGGGCATGATGTCGATAAGGTGTTTTTCAGTTAACTGCATGATGCTTGATCCTCCCTGGATGTTGTCCCGATTGAATCACGGTTGGCGGCTGATGCTTGCCAGCCATTTATTTGCCAGAGTTTTCCGCAAACGTCTTCGTGAAGGAACGCGGGTCAGAGTGCCGCCGCCAACCAGCGCGGCGCTACCGGGCGATGCTCGCTGAACGGGAAGAAAGACCCTTGCGGCCAATCGCGTAGTTCACGTCGATAGGCTTGCAGTTCGGCATATTGCGCAGTGGTCAGCGTCGTGCCACCGCCATCCTCCAATTCATCGCGGTCGCGTGCGACCATGCCGTCAGTGGCGGCCAATTGCGCAGTGCGCCAGCGACGCTCGATGTCTTCGACTTCTTCTGCCGAAGGTGGCGGCGGATCGACCAGAATCGGGTAGCCGTTGTCCCTGCGCACCCCGATCATTTTCGCACTGACCGCCAGTTGCTGCAGCAGCGAAATCCAGTAGTCCCGAGGAATCTCGATAACGTCGTCGGGGATGTCAGTCGAGTTGATGCCGGGTACGTACACGCCCCGTGTGCTGGCGCTGAATAAAACGTTGAAGGTGTTCATTCAATAGCCCTTTACAAAATAGTTGACGGTGCAATTGGCGGCCAGCTGCGCATTCGCATCGCGAATTTTCAAGGTGCAGCCCTGCTGATTTGCTCCATTGAGCACGATCATTGCGGTGTCGCCTCCCGCATGGGTGGCCACGAGCGAGAAATACCCCCTGGGGAACGAGATCGGGAATGTCACGTAGACCATTCCCGCCGCGTTCGATAAACCTGAACCCCACTGATCGATATTGCCGCTGGCATGTTTTTGATATCCCTGGGGACTCGTCAGTCCGGAAAAAAGGGATGCATATTTCAGACTCGCGGTCCCGTGTAGCGCCCACGCTCCACTTTCCCTGACGATGGTGGCGCTCTCGCCACTGTTGATCACTATCGAATTCAACAAGACGCCTTGCGGGCTTATTTTTGCCGCGCCCGGGTGAGCAATCGTGACCGGAGCATTGCTGCGGCAGTGAAATGCAATGGCGGCGCCCACTGGAACCTTGTCGATGTCCGGCAGGGTCACGGTGTAAGGCGAGTTACCACCCAGACCTAACGACCAGCCCAAGTCAGCGAGCGTCAGTTGCGTAGTGGCAAGGATGTCACGCGCCCCCGCATAGTTGCCAAGGGCCCGCTGAACAAACTCGCAAGTCGCCGCCGACCGGCTGATATCGAAAGGTGCGGCGGTCCTGAAAAGTTGAGCGCTGCGCAGAGCGCCCAGCAACTGCGTGTTGGACGCTTCACTCGGCGTCAGCCCGCCGGCCTGTACGACACTCAGGATTTCCTGGGTGACACCATTGCCCCAACTCGCCGGAATCAGCGATCCCGGCTTGCCACTCAGCGGGTCTTCATCAACAAAGCTGCCATCCACCAACCCTGCGCTGGGGACACTTTTGGGGTAATCCATGATTAGTCTCCTGTTTTGATATTGAGCCATGCGGGCGCCTGAGGCCGAGCGCTCAACGCTGGGAAAAGCATTGATTGCGGCCAGTCGCGCAACGTCTGTCGATGCTCAAGCAGTTCCAGGTATTGCGTGGGCTTGAGCGATGTGCCGCGCCCCAGATCCTGTTCATCGCGATGCCGCGTGACCAACCATTCGGTCGCGGCAAGAGCGGCTTCGCGCCAGGCACGTGCGGCCATGCCCGGTTCCTCTTCTGCACCAATGGGAGCCTGAGTCACCACACGGCTCTGTTGCGCAGGCAATGGTTCGGCAACTGTCGAAAGCTCGCCGATCGGCGCACCGATCTCGACCTCTTGCCCCTGCGGCACGCGCACCATCGTCTCGACGAAGGATGGAGCAAACAGCTCGCTGATGGCGTACTCACCGGCGTCGATCCGTTCGACGACCACGCCGTTCTCGACCCGTGCATAAATGGCCATTATTCGTACTCCCAGATTTCACAAAAGGCGTTGCCGCCGGCGCCGCTGAGTACGGCAGCCGAAGCGTTGGTCGAACAGGAGCCGCTGCCACCAGAACCGCGCCCACCGGCGATGCCAAGCCCGTTTACCCCCACTCGAGTACCGCCACCGTCATACGGGCTGGCACCGCCCGCACCCGAGAGGACGCCCCAGTTGGCGTTGTACATCGCGTATTCACCGGGTATGCCCCGAGCATTGGCAAGATTGCCGCCTGTGACGGCTTGTCCTCCGGCACCGCCCTGAACGAAACCTACTGCTGTGGCTGTTACCGCGACGGTAAGGACCTGCCCGCCTCCACCGCCCGCAGCGCTCATGTAGGTGCCGAACGAAGCACCTCCGCCAGCCAGCCCCATCACATTACTCGCAGCACCGCCGCCGCCCAGTGTTACAGGCACACCTGCAAGTATTTCCGGAGTTACGTCATACAGGCTTTGTACGAAGGCTCCGGAGCCTCCGCCGCCGCCAATGCCCTGATAGCCGGCCGGGACCGGCGAACACCCACCACCGCTCCCCCCTGCCCCGACCAGCCGCACATGGATCCGCTTGGTTTTGGGGTTTGGCTTGTAAAGCGTAATTCCGACCTTCTCGAACTGCCTGACCGCCAGCAGCCGCCCCACCGCATCAGTGATGCCGTAGCCGGCCAATGTCGTCGGGGTATTTTTCAGTTTGGTGAAATCAACCAGTGCACCGATCGCACTGGCCAGTTGATCGGTTTTGGCCTCATCGGGTGTCAACCCGGCCGTCTTGATCACGTTGAGAATTTCTTGTGTAACGCTGTTGCCCCACACAGCGGGAATCAACGAACCCGGCGTTCCGGCGACGGGGTTTTCATCAACGAAACCGCCGTTGACCAGTCCCACCCCGGGGGTACTCTTCGGATAATCCATTTGCCCGGCTCCTGGTTATGCAATCACGGCGACCGTGGCCCCAGGCACCACTGGCCAAGTGACCGCGTGGGGAAAACCGCTGTGCTTTTCGATGCGGTTCAGCTCGACGCTGTAGAGTTTCCACTCGATCAGCAGCAATTGTTCGTCATGGCTGGCGTCGCCGATGTCTTCGGCATATTGCAAAGGCGCGATGCGCAGAACAGCGTCGCGCAGCAAGCCGTCACGTGTTGCCAGGACTCGGGCCCTGGCATGTGCAAGGCGGGCCTGCTCATCAGGCTGCCAGGCGTTATCGCGCCAGACGTGAAACTCGCCGGGCCATGGCTCTGCCGTCAGGGCGTCAGGCAGCTCGCCCAGCTCGGTCCATGCCTGCTGAGCACCACCGTCCTTGCGATAGACCACCCCGCGGCGGTCAACCACTTCGCGCGGTATGCCATTGATCAACGCCCAGCTGCGACCGGTTTCCGGTTCAGGCAATTCGTACGCCAGTTCAACCGCATTGGCGGGAAGCTGAATGCCTATTCCAGGGGTGACGGGAAACTCGACCGGCCCGGAAAGGGCACCCGAGCCATCAAAAAGATAATTGAACATATGCGCCTCAGATGAGTTTGATGCGGCCGGGATAGGCGATGTTGCGTGGGCGGGATTTGAACGTGTAGAGCAGCGTGGCGCCGGGATCCATTTGATAGTTGGTTCCGGCCGGGAAGGTGGGGCCGCCATTGACGAGCCCGGAGACGTGTTGAGCTTCTTCACGGGTGTCGGCGCCGAAGCCGATCAGGCTGTCCGACCAGCGCGAGCCCACTGCCCCGCCCCCGTTCGCGCCCAAGGCAAAAGAGTGAGTCGAGCCAGGCTGAAAAGTGCCCATCACGCGCCCCGAGTCCACACCACGCCCTTCGTCCAGCACCCGCAGGAATTCACCCCGGCCCTCAGGGCCGCGAAACGTCGTCGCACCGTCACCGGTAGTCCATTTCCCCTCGGTGCCCGGGCGTAAAGCTTCCGATCCCAGCATTCCTGATTGCTGAGCGTGATCCCACAGCCACGGCCATTCAGCGCGCTTCATGACGGCGCCATTCAACGCACCGTATCCGCCCGGACTGAGCGTGATAGTCGTGTCGAAAAATGGCCGGCCCAACGGTGTGTTGTCGTAACGCCCCACCGGCCACCAACTGCCAGCACCGTCACTGCGCAAATGCCACCAGTCGCCGCCCCCCATCAGTACGAAAAACGCGTAACCATTCGGCGAGAGATGAGTATGAAAACGGATCCGGTCAGTGCCGGCCGCCTGGATCACCATGCGACTGCCGCTGTTGTCCACCCGACGAAGGATCACATCGCGCACGCCGAGCGCGGCGTTGGCGGGTGGCAACGTCAACGTGACGGCACCGGGGCTGCCGTCGATCAACACCAGCCCGAGTTCCTGTTCGGTCAGCGCTTTCGAAGCAGCCAGTCGGGTAATCACCGAACGCATCGGACTGGCGCCACCGACAATCGCCCGAATCGCCTTGAACAACTGGCCGTTGTCCGCCTCGGAAGCCTCCAGCCCCCCGCCGGTAATCACACTCAGGATTTCCTGAGTCACGTTGTTACCCCACACCGCCGGAATCAACGAACCCGGCGTCCCCGCCACCGGATTTTCATCGACGAAACGGCCGTCGACCA